CGATCATCACCTGCACTCGTAATAATAACATTACGTGCATCAGTTAAAGTAACAGACCCACCATCAGCTAAAGCTCCACCAATAGTTAAGTTTCCTGCTTCAGATAACGTAGCCGCAACAGATATCCCATTATCATCGGATGCTACTGGGGCTATGTATCGGGCTTGTACATCATTTCCTGACATATCTCACTCCTTTGTAAGTTGCTAAAATAATTATCCTACTGTAGCAACAGGAGTAGAAGCAGAAGATACTGTCCAAATTTGTTTAGTACCATTGTCCGTGACGCATTCTATTCTGCAACGTCCACCAATTCCAGTGTTAGCAACAAAAGTAAAAGTATCACCTGAATTTGTAATAACAGGATTAGCTGCTGTGCCAGCCGCCAACTGTGTCTGCCCTAAAAATGTACTACCCGTTGCTGTCGGAATAACAATAGTAGTTGTTTTACCAGAAGCAACTGCTGTGGTAACAACAAAGTCAAAATACGCACCTGTGTTAGCACTTGAAGCCGCAGGTATATTAATAACATTGTTTTGTGTTCCGTGGATGTTAACAATACTGCCTGATTGGGCAATTGTTAAAGCATCAGTGACAGCACCAGAAGCTTCCCAAGTTGTAATTACAGGTCTGCGAGCAGTAAGCGTTGAAGATGTTGCTATAGATGCAGTAGATGAAATAGCACCAGTAGATGAAATAGTAATATTGTCAGTAAAAGCACCAGTAGAGGCACTCTTAGTAACACCAATGAAACCATTTTCTGAACGGACTGGTCCGTTAAAAGTTGTATTAGCCATATGAATCTCCTGTCTCGGCTAGTGTCAGTCACCCAATGCGACTGTCAGGATATTAGTTTTTATATAATATATTAAAAAAGGGGGGCTGTGAAGCCCCCCCTTAAAAAGACCTGATCAAGAAGAACCAGGTGAGCCATAAATGCCCAGAGGATCAGATACGCCAAAGCTATATCTTTCTCTTGCTTTATAACGAACATTACCCGTATCAAAATCTCCATCCATCATTGTGGTTAGAGGAGTACGAGAAAAGTATTTCATTCCATTAGGAACATCAGTTGTTAGGAACCAAGCATTTGAATCAGTCAAATAATGGTTTACTGAGTATCCACCAGGAATTGTTCCGTTATTGTTAATAGCATTAATGTCGTTGTCAGCAGTAGCAGTACGACCAGTCGTATCTAATATGCGTGTTGCAACAAACATTAAATCAGCAGGAACAATCAGCTTCTGTGGGCGAGCAGCGATCAAAAGACCTCTCTCGTCTACATATGCTGCGATTGAAATAACAGCCGCTTCAAGACTTGTTTCATTCAAATCAGCACCAGCACCAGGTCTGTTGGCATTTACGCCACCTGCTACTGTTGGGTGAGATGCATTAAACAATGTTACACCATCGCCACTTTGGTAAGTGTCGAATCCTGTGTTAAGCAAAGCTGCTGCTTTAGTCTGCTTTGTATAAGCCATAGCTCTTGCAAGGGCTTTTGTATAACGGGCAGAAAGAGAATCATAAAGATTATCTTCCATTGCTTCTTCCGTAATAGAGAAACCTGTTGCAATAGTTTCGTGATTATACCTAGCTGTAAAACTTTCTTGTGCTGTATCATAAGCAATACTTGCACCCTCTTGTTTTACTGGAGCCGCACCAAAGCCTGAGAGTTTTACTTCTTCCTCGAATGAACGATCAGAAGATTCTGTCTCATATATTTCTGCATGTTCGTCTTCGTACTTTTCGTACTCCAAACCAAACAATGCATTAAGACCTGGTAACAGTTCCTTGAGGAGTTGTGAGCGTGAAATAGCCATAGGTCAATTCCTCCTTACGCTGCACTTGGTGCTGCGGCAGTAGAGCCACTAGCAATAAGTGAAAGTTGATGACCAGCGTTAAAGCGACAAACCATAATTGGGAAAGCCGTTCCATACTCATCTCCGTTATAACCACCAAGCCAATCAACAATACGCAAAGGAAGCGTATTAGTTGTTGCGGCTGTGCTTATGTCTAAAGAAACACGAGAAATGCTGAGATCAGCATTTGAAGCTCCTTGAACAAGAGCAGCATTCGCTGCGAGGTCATCATTGTTTACAGTAGCATCTGCTTGAATAGCAAACAAAGCTGCTGGATCATCGACCACAAAAGCCATACCTTCAGTGTTAGCAGCACCTGACCACTGTTGACTGAAAGTTAATTGTTTTGAATTGAGATCAATGAATTGACATCCAAGAAAAATACCGATTGGCGTAGCTGTTGTTGTGCCAGTATCTTTTTGAATGGTTGTTGTTGCACCTGCATCAGTGAGTTTTACAACATCACCATAGCAGATACGAGTAGACTCTGAAGAAAGGATTGGATAAGCACGAGTTTCCACAGTGCCTCCACCAAGTCTTCCTATAGGTCTAAGCCCAAAAGGGGCAGCAGTTGCAGTCATAGCAACCTCCTATGTATCGAGTTAAAATAAAAATCCTAAAAGACTATCCTTTAGGACCACCTTTTCCAAAGGAAACACGACTGTCACTTTCTGTAAATAGTGGCATTCTTGAATCACTTTGCTTCATAAAGTTTTTATCGACACCTTCCATTTGGGTAGCTGCTTTTTCTCTGTGATATTCATCTCTTTGGTCCATACGCTCTTTCGCTGTGCGACAGAGAAGTAATCCACCAACTTCGATGTTACCAGAAAATTGTGAGTTTATATCACTTTGCAGTTTCAATTCAGGATGATCCTCTGCCTTAACAGGTTCCCACCCTTCACGAAATCTCATAGATGCATTTCTATTATCGGCATTGCCCATAATAGATGTTCTCACCCACCTGTAAACATATCCCGGTACGGGAGTTGGATCAGGTAGGATAGATGGAGGTGTCCAGGATTTGCTTCGCTCTTCCGTTTCACGGGTAAAAGCGGTTCTGTCATTACGCTCTTTGGGCATTTGCTTGTTCCTTTATCATTTGGTTAGCATATTGTTCATTGGTTATGCCCAAGCGTTTAGCAAGCTGGACTTGTGTTTTAGTAAGCTTGATGTTGCGTGGAGCCTTAGAGTTTCCTCTTTTTGTTGAAGCAACCACGGATGCAGCTTTCTTAGCTGTTTTTACAGGTTCTTCCTGTAAGCTCTCGTCAGTTTCAAAAAAATCAGGAAACACTTCTCGAAGTCTTCCATCAATACGTTCATAGTATTCATCAGAGCGAGGGTCTATATTCTCGGAACGAATTAATTTTTCATGAAGGCCATAAGCAAATGCAGTCATTTCCTCATCTCCTTCTCTTTGAAACCATTTATTATTTTCTAACCATTTAGCAGCTTTCGGATCAACTTGAGGTTGTTGCGAAGCAGTGTTTTGTTGAACAGGTTGCTGAACAGCTTGTTCAACAGGTTGTTGTTTTTGAAAAGAAAGCTCATTTAACTTTCTTTCTTCGTATGTTGAGGCAGCAAGTTTCTTTTGTGCCTCTAGCATTTTTGCGGAATCACCTTGATCGTAGGCATCCTGGTATTCTTTTTCTATAGCAATTAAATCACTCGCTACTTTCTTTTTGCTAACATCTTGAAGAACATTGTTCCCGTCTTGTAAAAGTTTTTTTAATCTTTCGTTTTCTTGCTTTTGACTGTTAGCAAATTGTATAGCTTCTTCTTTCATTCTTTCCGCAGACTCTTTAGCTCTGCGTTGATCATGATAATCAAACTTTAATTTTTTTATACGGCTTTGTACTTTTTTGCCATAGTTCCCTAAATCATCTTCATCGTTAGAATCTTCAACGAAAGGAGCATCTTCTTCTGGAGTGTCATCAACAATTTCTAATTCTATTTCTTCTTCTTTTTCTTTATCTATCATACCCTTGAATACCCCCGTGGATCATCGACAACAGCTTCAACATTATCATCATTGATAAGGCGGAACTCTTCTCCTTCAATTTTAAATCTTGTTCCTTGAAATGCTCTAATTAAAATAAAATCTCCCTCTTTACAGTAAGGTCCATTAGGAAATTTTTCTTTATCTTTATAGCAATCAGGTCCAAGACTTATAACAAAACCCACAACTGTAGACATTGATTCAGTTTCAAGAATGTTATCAGGCTTAATAATGCCGCCATCAGTTTTTTCTTCTATATGGGGAAGCCCAACAAGGATTTTGTATCCAGATGGCACAGGGCGTTTGCGAGGGGTAGATGGTTGTTCTTTTTCTAATTTATGTACTGTCATAAATACTCTCGTAGCGCAGGGGAACTCCCCAGTGTGCGTAGATTTAGGCTCTACGTTTACCTTTACATCTTGTGAATTTTATCAGCAAGATCTAATACTTCACGTTCCATAATTGCTAAACCTTCTATCCTACCTACAAGTCTTTGATAATCCTCAAAGTTTTTTGCTCCACCAGTAGAAAGATGGTCTGCACCTTCATTCATATACTCTCTAATTTTTCCTACTAAAACATCAAAAACACTTTTATTCTCCATTTATTCCCCTCTAAGATTGTTTAGTCAAGTTATTGTTATCTTTTTTTAAAGATTCTTGTATTCCTTTTGCGACCTCAATACCTATCTTTGTACCCTCGATAGCTTCTTTCTTTGTTAAAGCACTTTCTTTTAAGGCTTGATCTATATTCTTTTCTGCTATGCTTGCGCCTATTTTTGTTCCTTCTATTTCTTGCATAACTTTAAGTTTTTCTTGATCCATGCTTTGTTTCATTAAGGCTTTTTCCATATCAGCCATAATTTTGTTTTTAGATTCTTGATCTTTTCTAGCAATATCAGCTTGTTGCAATTGAAGCTCTTGCATTCTTAATTGCATTTCTGGATCTTGAGCTTTTTGAATATTCTGTTGTGCTTGTGCTTCCGCAACATCTTTCTGTAAGAGTTTAACAGCAGCTTCAGAAACAAGTGTAGAAAGTTTCTTTTCAATATCTTTTGGAATCTCTTCACCATAAGGTGGAAGTTCAGCACCAAGTTGTTTTTCAATCTCATCTCTATAAGCAAAAGCAAGATGCTCTCGTATATGGGCTTCTGTTGCCATCTGAATAGCTTTTGCAGAAGGAGATTGCCCAATAATCTGTAAGATCTTTGGATCTTGCATAGCTGTCATATGCACTGTGATATGTGCCTGATGATCTTGGTATTCAAAGGCTTTTACAGGTTTCATGTTAATGAGATGCATGTTTTCAGTAGACGGATCGTCAGGTTTGATGTCATTTGTTGTAGGAATAATCTTATCAACGTCTTTAATTCCCAGAGTTTCAAGCATTTGCCTATGTAAAACAGGCAGGTCATACATCTGGGGGGCTTGAGCAGCAAGCTGTAGGGCTGATTGGTACTGTGTAATTCTTTGAGACATTGTTGAAGCGTTGGGATCGCTAACAGGAATGATATCTACCCTGTTGTCAAAGTCTTCTTTTCTACTTGCTTGCTCTCCAAACTCATAATCATATTCATCAGGCATATAATCTTTAATAATTCTACCAAGAATACGAAACTCTGTCCTTAACCCGGCATGAAGTCTTGCTTGAGCAGCAGAAACCACCTTCATGGAGCGTTCCATGATAGCCAGAGTTGTGCCAACAGGAGCATCTGTTTTCATATCAGCGACTTGCATATCAGGAATCGCTGCGTACTTCCTTGCTTCTTCAACAATAGTTTGCATTAAAGCGAACAATGTTTGAGAAGGTTCTTTGTAAGGAAGGAAGGTTATATTGTCTCGAATAGCTCCACCTGGCACATCAACATCTCTAAACTCCCCAGGTGATATCGGACTATCATCTCCCTTTATACGCAGACCACGCGATTTTAGACCAGCAGGGAGATTGGCGAGCGTTCCAGCGTCTACTAATTGTCTAAGAATGGATGTGGCTGATTTCGCCATACCGCCAATCATATGAACCAGACCTAATCCGTAAAAACCTAGACCTGGCATAAACTTATAATGCACAAAATGTTCAACACGCATTTTTTTAGGGTCATCTTCTACCCAATTCCTGCGAATAGAAAGCACAACACCTGATGATTTGTCTATAGTGATAACATAAGGCAGAGCAATACCAGTAGGTTCTCCGTCTTTTGTGTCCTCATCTCCAGAAATTTCCATATTTACATGCATTTCAAGTAAAGTATGGCGATCATCGTAATCTACTGTAGGGTCTTCCCCTTGAATATCATCGTATGCTTTTTGTATTTGACTGTAATCTGGCTCTGGATTGGCTAATTCTATGTTTCTGTAGAATCCCATGACCTGTAGTTTGCGTACTTCATTATATGTTTTCTTCATAATGTGCGTAAATCGCCCACATG